ACAAAATTAAGATAGATTACAAGCTCGTATTCCCGAGCTTTACGGGACTGCTTTTTTCACTATATAATAGTATAGGTATGCGGCTGCTCAGCTGGCAGCCGCTTCCCTTGATCTCTTAGCAGCGTGCTCAAGGCTCGCCTGCTTCATGTTCCAGTAGCCACGAGCTGAGTCCTCAGTCATGTACGGAGTGCTGACCTCTGAGCCGCATTTCTCACACTTCACCGTCACTCTCAGCTCAGCGTCGCGCTGGTATTTAACTTTTCTGCCTCCGCAGTAAAAGCAAGGCTTCATTTTCTCACCTCCTCGTCGGGCTCGTCCGTCTTCTGACGGGAGCGCTCCCACTCCTCGTCTGAGACATAGCCCTTGTTATCTGCACAGTATGCAATAAGGAGCGCTACTGATATTGTGATTATCGCGATAACTATACCGACTATCAATCGTCTTCGCCTCCTATCCATTCGTTCCAGGCAATAGCAGCCTGCTCCGCGGTTTCAAACTCACCGCTGATGCAGTCGGGGTCGAATACGTCAGCTGCGTCGAGTTTGACTCCGAATGCCATACTGCAATCGGGACAGTGTACTATCCAGCCGCCGTTGGCAGTCTGGTGCCGCTCGACAAGACTTCCGCAGCGGCAGCGTTTCATTTTTGCATTCATTTTCAGCCCTCCTTATTTAACGGGCACCATCTTTTGGCTGTCTTTAGCTGTAGCGGACTATCCAATGTGGTATCGCCGAAGCCTACAAAATTATTCCTTGTGCATTCGTGAACATTTTGGTGCGTGCAATGATAAGTTTTGCGGCTTTTCCTCGTACTTGAAAACTTTCCGTATTGCCTACCATAGCATTTGCAGAACTCGCAATCTTTGCATTTTTTCTGATTATTTAGCATTTACCATTCTCCTTTCAGTATCATGTCTCGGGATATGTTGAACATAGTACAACATACAAGGGAAGCTATCTCCTGCTTTTCGTCCTCGCAGCACGCACGAAAAAGTTCATAAGTGCAGGGGAGCTGAGAGCAAGCCAGCCCTTCAGATGCTATTTGGATCAAATCCCATGGTTCTGTCATGATTTCCTCCTTTACGTGTCCTCAGGTTTTGCCTCGGCAAACACATACTGACCCTCTTGGGTTTGGTAAGTCGTTCCGTCCTCGAAGTGAATAGTAATGACGTGCTTATCGTGGAACACTACATCTGTTTCGATATACTCTATATCCTCTGTGGGGTAATACTTACCTGCGACTACGATATATTTGTGCGAGTGAATATCGCTGTCAGCTACAGATCCGCTCCAACAGCTTTCAACGAATATTCCTATGAGCACTATCAGAATGACTAATCCGATACTAAGTGGAGTTTCCTCATGTCTCATGCTCGACTCCTCCTAACTCTTTTCCGCAGTAAGGGCAGAATTTAAAGCTTTCTCCTGCGTCAATCTCAAATGACCCGTTTATTTGACATAAATCTGTTGCAAATGCCCCTTTGCATTTCGGGCATACATAAAAATCTGTCGTTCCTTCGCCTGTTATGACGAGTTCGTGATATTCCCACTTGCTTTTTTCCAATATATTCTCAACCACAAGCTGCTGAGCTACCTTGATGCTGAGTATACAATATCCTTCTTTGCAGTAATCAGGGTGCCGGAGAACATAGGTCACTTCAGCTTTTATTGTGCGGCCAGTCAGCACCCCGCAGTTGATTTCATGGAGACAAAGAATATCTCCCACTTCAAAAGGACGGTCATCCTTGCGGACTTCAAAGGTCTTGGTGCCATTGGCTACCGCAACGAAGAACTCAGGGAGTATTTTTAGTTCGTGCTGTGTCATGTCATCACTCCTCTTCAAGAAGCTTCTTGGCATCTTCTTCAAAAAGGTCCACCCAGCCGCAGGTAGTTCCGAAGTATGACCTGACACACTGTAGGAACTCCTGAAGCAGCTTCACCTTGGCTTCGAGCTCCTGCGAGTATGTATCTTCCGAAAGCTTCTTTTTCAGTTCCGTAATATACGCTTTGACTTCCGGCTCTGTATACCATCTGCCGTCTATAAACATGATCTTGCCTCCTTCGTTCAGCCATGCGGACAAGCAGTCATAGCAGGATGACATTTTCTCGCATCTTGAGCGCTTCTCCGCGTCTTTGCAGTCTGAGAGTACCTGATAGAGGCACTCGTCTATTCCTTTTGAGATTTTCGATAGCAGGTCTATCAATGACATCTTGCTGATATTATCACGGTTCATGGTCGGCTCCTTTCGCACAGTAAAAGTCTGGAGTGACAGCTGCGAATTGCAGCGTCTTGTGCTCGATATATGCCATAGGGCAGTCGTGCCGATTGAGATATATGCAGTCTTTGCAGCGTACAACTCTTACATACTTTCTTAGCGGCAGAGGGTTCAGGCGGTTCCAGGCCGCCTTAACCTCGTCGCCGTAGGGGAAGGACGCGGTGCTCTTACCGCAGGAGCTGCACACGGCTTTATAAGTGCGAGACGGTGTCAGACCGTACTCGCGCAGCATCTTAGCTCCTAATTCCGTAGGCTCGCCGTCTACAATCTCGGCGGTACCACCGCAGGAGCATTTCCTGAGCTTCATTTTCATTTCGCCCGCCTCCTCTTGAGACGAACTCCGAACTTTTCGTAGTATTCCTGAGCTTCTGCATCGTGCTTCATTCCCATGTATACGCCATAGCTGACTCCGAGGGAGTTCGCTGCGGCAATGTCGCGGCAGAAGTCCAGCGTCTGACCGGGGATCTTCTTTACTTCACACTTTTGACGCTTGCGAGGGGCGACTTCGTAATCATTCATTTGTCGCCCTCCTTGTTCCAAGCTTCGATAGCTCCTTCCGGAGTATCTTTGCTCTCTCCCTGCTTACCGCATATCAGGCACGATACATGATAGATTGTTATGCCGAAGAAAAACTCATGCGTAACACCGACAAGAGTGTTTCCGCACTTGCACGGCTTGGGTATCGGCTCATTCATCGTCATCTTCCTCCCCGTCGTCATCGTCATAGTCCGCGTTGCTGCTGCTTGTTATCGGCTTCATGCTGTTGATGTCAACAACTCCGCGAGACGTCAGAGGCTGCTTCGGTATATCTACGGGAAGCTCTATCTTCTTGATACTCTCCTCGCAGACGTGCAGTATTTCAAGCGCTTTCTTAAAATACTGCTTGCGATCCGCTATATTCTCGGTATCGTTGATAAATTCCACGAGTCCGAGCATATCGCGATAAACTGTACTGAGCAGCACTTTGAAATTGCTCTTGTCAGCGTTCTTGGGTGGCTTCTCGACTGCTTTCTGTAGCTCTGCCACCTTGGCTTCAAGTGCTTCCTTCTCCTTCTCCGCTTTCCGTATTCTTTCATTAGCAACCTTCTGGAATTTTTCAATTTCTGCCTTCGCCGCTTTTTCTGCTTCAAGTTCCGCATTATCCTTGACTTTCTTAGCTTCAATTCGAGCACTTTCAGCAGATTTTTTATAAAGTTCCGCTTCTGCTGCCGTTGCCGAGAGTTCTTTTTTTGCTTCTTTCAGGGCTGCCTCTGCCTCAGCAAGCTGCTTGACTGTTTTAGGGTCGGGAACTTCTTTGACTTGCGTTGCTACTTCAACATCTTTCGGGGAATTTTCGAGCTCATCAATCTTTTTTTCAAGATTTGATTTTTCCTCCTGGAGGAGGGAGAGCTGCTCACCCTGCTGCTTGTACTTGTCGAGGAGCTCTTCAAGCTCCCTTGTGGTGATCTTGGTGACGTCCTCGGACTCCATGATCTCAGCACGGTCCTCAGGGTTAGCGGTGGCAAGGAGTGCAAGCTTCGTGATGCCGAGCTGTGCATTTGACTGCACGAACTCCTTTCCAAGTTTTTCATACACGCTTATGTACTGATATGCCTGACGGCGCTTCAGGTCAAACTCCTTCTCGGCGTAGCCCTCAAAACTCTCATATCCGAGCTCAGTGTAGAGCCCGTCTATCTTCATGGTTCTGAGGTCCTCGCCGATGGCGCAGACCGCATTGACTGCGGTTCTGCCGTTGGCTCTGATGCGCTCCGTGATCTGTATTGCTCTTGCAGCGGCGGGGAGATTGCTCTCCCCTGCTACTGCTGTGATAATCTGGTCCATAGTTTCCTCCTTATCTTATCAGGCAGCAACCTTTGCTTTCTGCTGCTGCCTTTTCTTCATCTTGGCTTTTTCTGCCGCTTTCTTGCGGTCGATGGCTACTTTCTTCAGGTACTCTTTGTATCTGCGTACAAACTCCTCGATCTCAGGAGGCTTCACCTGGGTTCTGTTGTTCTCATATCCGTAGCACTGAGGCACATGAAGGTTGTTCGTGACCTCCATTGTGTAGTACGGTGTTTCCGGATGTCCCATAGTGCGCAAAAAGAGTATAGTTGTCTTGCCGTCGGCGTGTCTGTCTGCGTAGCCACCGACACAGTGATTGAGCTTCGCGCCCTCGTCGATGATCTCTGCACAGGTACGCGGTAACCTCAGGATCAGACCGAGCTCCATATCAACGACTTCAAGGTCACGACGCTTAGCGTCTGCCTTTCCGAGCTTCTTTGTCGCTGCGGCGGTCTCGATCTCTCTGCACAGGTGCATTGTTCTCTCATGTGCCGCAAACATATCCTTCGGCATGGTGACAGCTGTTCGCGTGAGATCATAGCCGAGCTTTGAGCACTCTCGGAGATAATCGGCATACTGGTGCATAAAAAAGTATGTCCCCTGCGAGTTCTGCCGTCTCAGTGCGTAGTCCATGATCTGCTTACGGGTGAGCCCTGTGAACTCCTCGGCAGTCTTGATATATGTACGGCTGCCTTTGAAATCCTTGAAATACTTGATTGTCTCCGCTGAGGAGCGACCGTGCCAGAAGTCACGGCGGAACTGTATGTAAGAACTGTAATTTCTACCGCTCTCCTCCTTGAGGTATTCGAGTTCCGTCTTGTCGACTCTGAGCATCTTCTTGAGGTCGTTGCTTCGCCAGTTGATGCGATAGCCGGTGCCGTGACTTCCGTAGCCATAGGCTGCGACCTGTCCGACGTAGTCTCTCGCTATAAACCAGAGCCCGCCGTGCATGAGGTATTCAAGCTGTGGGTGCTCCGCATACCTGCACAGCCACTGTATGTATGGTGAAGGCAGTTCCTGGATGTCTGTGCCCTTGAACAGGTACCGTAGGAAGCTGCGCTCGACGCAGTCGTGATTTATCAGTGTGTAGCTGTAGTCTCCGTAGCTGAAGCCTGATACATTGTAGTTAGGCTCGGTTGCTCTTGTTTTTTTCTCGGTCCGCTGGTATTTTCTGAGGTTGGTGTCCCAGTAGCTCCTATACTGTACCGCACTGCCGGGACTGAGCTCGTACATTGCTATCGTGTACCATGAGAGCTTCGGGTCGAACTCGTAAGGATCAGCTGAGAAAGACTGCTCTGCCTTGATGCACTGTATGCGCATCACATCGCCTGCGCCGGAGAACACGGCGAAGTTGCCCCTCTTATAGTAGGTCTGCCGACCACGAGTCATCTGTCTATACTCGACCTGTGCTCCGCAGTTCGCACAGTAGCCAAGCTCCTTGTGCTTGTAGTGCTTTGGGTTGTTGAGAGTGTCCTCGTAGCGCTGCTGACAGGCTGTGCAGTAGCAGTCCGTCACCTTGCTGTCGCGCTCGTCGTCGAAGAACTCACCGCATGAGCCGACCGTGGGGCTGCGGAAGCCCCTGCGGTAGAAGACGAACTTCGGGAAGTAGCTCTCGATCTCGTCTCTGTACTCCTCTATGTTGATAAAAAAGTCGTCCACACTCTCACCTCCTCACTTACTGGCTCCTGTCAGCCTTTTCATAGCATCGAAGCTGTAAACCTTGACACAGTCACCCTTCGGCTCATAGTCGCCATTGAGGTTATAGTTATCGTACCAGCCCTCTGGTGCGTTTGTGTCGATCATAAAGAAGTATCTGTCTTCTCCGTGATACTCGTTTATTGCCTGCGCTATTTCCTCAATCGTAAGTGAGCCTCGCTTTTTCTCTACCCAGTAGCCGTCGTCTGAATAGTCGAATTCTACAGTTATTCCTCTTTTCATTTTTTTGCTCCAATCTTAAAAGTCGAGGAGATCGTCGAGGGATATGCTCAGCGTGTCCTTCTTGTTCTCGGTCATGGTGATAGGCTTTGCGGCTCCGTTATCGCCGCTGAGGTCGATAGTCATACGGAAGCTCACTGTCGCGGTCGAGAAGTAGAACTTCACGGCGCGGCGGTATGCTTCGATGTCGGACAGGCAGCTTCCACAGCCGTTCACTACCTTCTTGAGGCAGTCCTGAAAGGTCTTTCCACTCTGCTCGATAGCCTGCTCGAACTCAGGCTCCTGATCGCAGAAGCTTTCAAGGGCTTCCCTTACGGCTGACGCGATAGCCTGTTCCTTCCGTCCTTCGATTTTCTCACCGAAATATTTCTCTCTATCCATAGTTTTCTCCTTATCGGTCGTGCAGTCAACTGCACAAGTACTCTTTTCGGACTGTCAGCTCGTCCAGCTCATGATGATATATCACAAGTCTGGCTATTGCATAGCCCTTATCGTATGCGTCTGTGATCGGATCGCAGCTCTTTGCGATACTTTCCCAGACTCTGATGTTTGTTTTGATCTCCTTTCGTGCCGCACGGTATACACTCTCCTTCCGAATGTGCTCGGCAAGGAACTCTATCGGCACTCCTATGATAGCGATAAATGCTATCGCTATCAGGACATATGCTATCAGTCGCATTGTTCTACCTCTTTTTCTTTCTTTTTCTGTAAAGCCTTGAAGATCATCGTCTCAAAGGTGAGCCTCTGAGTATCTGACAGGATCTTCTCTCCGAGCTTTTTCTTATATCGCTCGTAGAGCGGCAAGATCTGCGGGTGATTGACGTTCAGCTTGTAGCCGTAGTTGTTCGGCTTGGCATAAATTGTATCGTTCGGAGTAATGCCTCCGAGCTTCAGGGCGGTGTCGAAATCTATTTTCTTGCCCATACCGCCCTCCTCAGATCTTGTACAGTTCTCTCTTCCGTGCCGCCTCAGCGACATCGTCTACTACTTTTAACTCGCTCTCGGTATAGTCCTGCTTTCGTGTGCCTGTCCAGCGGTTGAAGCCGTTCTCTTGGAGCTTATTCCGCAGGTCACGCTCCAGCGGGAAGAATGCCAGACCTGTGAAGTAGTTCCAGCCCTCGATGGCGTTGCTGAAGGCAATGTCACCGCTCGGGGCCTTGACCGTAGCTGTTCCCTGTGTCTCGTCACACTCATAGGCGACGTCTCTTATCTTGTATCTTATCATGATATCACCTTCAGAACATCCTTCGCGAGGGCGACAAGGCTGCCACCGGTGACGTATGCCCTCTTACTGCTGCCGCCTTTCCATGTGATCACTATGTACTCTAAGTCGTAGGGAGTATGAGTGATAACGTGATATTCCGCGGACTCTATGTCCTGATCTATCGCCGCAAGGAAAGGTGTGAGCTTGTCCGTGACAAACCGGCGCTTCTCGTCAAAAATCTCTTCATCTGTTCTCATACCTCAATCCCCTCACTTTCTGTTTTTTACCTCTTTTAGCCATGCATTCAAAATATCAATACGAGCGTTAAACTTCTCGTTGTGCTGTAAAAGGCTTTTTTCTTGTTCCTTATTCTGCTCGATCATATATTGAAGTTCTGTAATCTTATCTTCTACAGCAGCAATTACCGCCTTAGGAATTTCGTTGGTGTAAGGCTTGCGCGGTATGTCCTGAACGTCTGCGAGGGTGTGATTTTCTTCGGGTTCGCAGATTTTTTCTTTAGGTTCACAAATATTTTCTTCATAGGGCGGTATCGCCAGATCAGCCCACTGCTGAGCGAGTTCCTCGTCGGTCTCTCCCTGCTCCGTGGCGGTGGGCTCGTCCACAGGCTCCTGTGCCTGCTCCTTGATAAGCTCGTCCTCAATGCGTTTCTTGTCGTGGCGACCTCCGCAGAATATTCTCAGGTCGACACCGTCAGCCTTGAGGATATCCTTCACATCGCCCTTGGAGATACAGTGCAGGTCGGCTTCAATTCCGAGCTGCTTCTTTCGGTCTGCTGCGCCGAGAATGTTCTTGATGATCTCCTTCTTCTCGGCATCGGTAAGCTTTTTCATGTGTTTTCCTCCTTATCGGCTTTCCATGCAGTTGACTGCACAGGTAAGTCGTTTATGATCTTCATCTTGCGGAAATGGCTTATATCCTGCCCCGAGTAAGCTATCTGTGTCAGAGCTCTTGTGACGTTCGCCGCGATCTGCCGTTCCTCTTCGGGAGTATGCTTCGGCACTCTGCATATTACCTTTGCACCGCTGTGCCTTACCCGCAGCACCGTGACTGTCTCGGTCTCGTTCTCTGTCTCGCTTATGATGTCATACTGTGCTCTTTCTAACAGTGACAGCTTCTCCATATTGCCATCTCCTTTCGTTATGATTGTATGTGCTTACGGGTTGTACAGTTGCTAAGGACATTTGTGTCCTTAGCTGATGGGCTACTGTTATGCTTGTACTGCATTATCATCAATATTGATAGGCTCTAAAAGTGCGTCGGCAGTTGTATTAAGTGCCCTTGCAAGCTTTTTCAGCATACAGATATTAGGCTTCCTCGCTCCGCTCTCATACTGCGCTATTGCGTTTGGCTTCACGCCAACTAAGAGAGCAAGCTGTGCCTGTGTCATATTCTGTACAATGCGGTACTTATAAATTGCGACCATGTGATTTATCGCCTCCTTTTTGCTTCTGCCGCTCACGTTCCGTGAACTGTAAGATTATTATAATTCACGATATGTGATTTGTCAATAGTATAATTCACATTTCGTGATTTAGCATAATATTGTTGAAATATTATTGACAGTATTCACATTTTGTGATATTATAATCACAGGAGGTGACTTCTGATGTTAGGTTATAATATTAAAACTCTGAGAAAAAGCAAAAAAATGTATCAGCAAGACTTGGCTGACGCCCTTTCTGTTTCTAAAAGCACCATTGCTATGTGGGAAACTAATAAAAGAATTCCTGATGCTACAACATTATTAAAAATCGCAAATTACTTTAATATTTCTGTTGACGAATTGCTCGGCAATACCCTGCCGAATTCAGAGCCTTCTCTTACAACAAACCCAGAATACCGAGGATTTAATATTCTTGACAAAGAAAATATATATATGATACCAATATTTCGCACGGTCTCCGCAGGCTTCGGGGCATACGCAGACGATCAGATCTGCGGCTATGAGCCTTTATATCTTGAAAGTCAGCGGGAAGCTGAGGAGACTCTGGCTATCGCTGTCAAGGGTGACTCGATGTATCCGAAGATAGAGGAGGACGACCTCGTCGTTGTCCATAAGCAGGACTACTTCGAGAACGGCGACATTGTTGTGGCGGTGGTCTGCGGAGAAAACGACGGCTTTGTGAAGCGTGCTTTTCAGACCGAGGAAAAGCTCACGCTTGAGTCTATCAATCCGAGCTATCCGCCGATGGTCTTCTCGGGTTCCAAGCTCGATGATATCAAGATCATGGGCGTGGTAAAGAAAATAATCAAGTCTGTGTAAGGAGGTTATTATGAAAAAGCTTATCTCATTTCTTTCAGTGTCAACTCTTTTACTTTCTCTTGCTTCCTGCTCCGAAAAAAACGATCAATCAGCTCTCGAAAGTCAAACTGATACAACCTCATTATCTACAACCGAAATAATAGAAACGACTACATCTACTATTTCTGAAGAAACAGAAGCGCTTGTGGAAATACCACTCTATTCTAAGGACCTTAATTCGACTCTTAACTTTGATAACTTTTCAATTACTATTTCTAAAGACTGGGTTCTCGACTCTGAAGATGAAAAAGAAACTATTTATGATATTTCAGAAAATGCTATTATGAGCATAGAAACGTCTATTGATCGTGTTTTTAAATCCAAAGTCAAAAAAGACGTTCTAACTAATGACGACTATATTGATTATAGAATTTCTGAAAATTCTTATTTGCAGACGTATCAAACTACTCGCTCTATTCCTTTTCTGTGCAATAAGAACGATGACGGCTCATACTACGAATATCAATTTTACAATAATGGAAAAGTATATAATCTCACATTCAGAGCATACTCACATCACTTTTTCTCACAAGAGAGTATTGATAATGTAATAGACTCTATCTCTTTGAATGAGGAGAGTTCCACTTCGGAGGCACCTGCGAGTTCTGCATCTTCTCTTACCTTTTCTGGAAACGGCGACACGGTTACAGAAAAATTCACTGCTCCCGGCTGTACAATAATAAAAGGTGAATACAAAGGTGATAGTACTTTTATAGTCGATCTTTACGACTCCGAAGGCAATTTAGAAAGCTATATTTTTTCAAACCTCGGCGTATACTCGGGACAAAAAATCTTTAAGTTTGAGAGTGAAAAACAATATATGTTTGAAGTTACCGCCAGAGACGGAGATTGGAGTATAACTGTCGAATAAAAAATAATCCCCTGCTCCGTGCAGGGGATATTTGCAACCGACATCTTTGTCGGCCACAGAAAGGAGGAACTATGTCCAAGTATTGTATGTATCTCAGAAAATCCAGAGCGGACATAGAAGCCGAGGCACGAGGAGAGGGCGAGACCCTCACCCGACACCAGAATATGCTCCTTGAGCTCGCGAAAAAGCAGGGGCTGAATATCGTCAAGGTCTACAAGGAGATAGTCAGCGGAGACAGTATCGCCGCCCGTCCTCAGATGCAGGCACTTCTCGCAGATATCTCCGAGGGCAAGTACACGGGCGTGCTTGTAGTCGAGATCGAGCGTCTCGCTCGTGGCGATACGATAGATCAAGGCATTGTTGCTCAGGCGTTCAAACAGTCAGGGACTAAGATCATCACTCCGACAAAGACTTATGATCCCGATAATGAATTCGATGAGGAATACTTTGAGTTCTCACTCTTTATGAGCCGTCGAGAGTATAAGACTATAAAGCGCCGTATGCAGGCGGGCAGGCTCGCAGCTATCAAGGAGGGAAACTATTTAGGCACCTCTGCTCCTTACGGATATAAAAAAATCCAGCCTGAACCAAAGGTCCACACGCTGGAGATTATCCCCGAGGAGGCTGAGATCGTCCGCATGGTATACGCAGACTACCTCGACGGTCACGGTGCTAAGTTTATCGCCGAGAAACTTAACAAGCTCGGCATAAGCCCTCAGAAAAGCCAGTTCTGGGAAGCACCGAGCATCAAGAAGATGCTCGCTAATCCACTGTACTGTGGCTTGATCGGCTGGAAAACAAAGTCAAACGGCGATACTCTGTATAAGGGCCTGCACGAGGCTATCATCTCACGGCAGACCTTTGACGCTGCTCAGCACAAGAAAAAGACTAATCCTGCGGCGCAGGTAGGAGCTAACAACAGTCTCCTGAACTACTATCACGGTATCATGTACTGCAAGAACTGCGGGCACCAGATGCGGAGACGCCTGATAAGAGCAAGCGAGCACGAGCATCTGCTCTGTACTCACCGCGAATGCAGAGGTAAGGTTGTCAGTGCGTCCTTTGAGGCTATCGACGAGGCGGTGATCTCAGCGCTGGTATTCAGGCTCACTCAGCTTGACAATCTTGAGGGCGATCCCGAAGCAGCAACGGCTCAGCCGGCAAATAAAAAAGCCCCGCTTGAAGCAGAGCTGTCCAAGGCAAAAAAACAATTGTCCAGAATGTACGACCTGTTAGAGCAGGATATATATGACGCTAATACCTTTCTGGAACGCTCAAAGGTTGTAACTCAAAGGATAAGCTCCCTTGAGGCCGCTCTGAAAGAGCTTGACGCCGAAGTTCCTCGGCAGAGGCTTACACCTGAGGAGGCAAGGAACCGCCTCACTAAGGTAATAGCCAACTTCCCGACGGCAGACCCTGCGGAAAAGAACCGCCTGCTCCGCTCCGTAGTGAATAAGATATACTACGTCAAGACATCCCGAATGTGCAGAAACAACAAGACCTCTGATCTTGCACTCGAGGTTGACTTCTTATGATTTGATGTACAACATGGATATGATACTTTGTTCTAATGTCCATGTTGTACATAAAAAAGCCGCATATAACTGCGGCTTTTTTCTTTGTCAAGTGCAAAAAGTGCGGAATTTTCAAATGAGACCCTCTTTTTCGAGCTTGTATTCGATCAATTCCACAGCCCATTGAGAGGGCTTTCTTCTGCCCGCTTCCCAATCCTCGATGGTGCGCTTCGGAATACCGAAGTATTCCGAGAACTCTTTCTGCGTCATATCGCAGGCTGTACGGAGTTCTTTGATTGTCATCTTAGTTGTTTTCCTCTAATTCAAGTCCGTCAACGTATGCGGGAACTTCGCCATCGTCATAACTGCCGTTTTTCATAGCGTTTTCAGCTTCTTTTTCGGTTTCATATTCCTTAGATATGATTTCACCATTTTGATTAAAAATAAACCAATACATTTTTTTCATAATTTCCTCCTTGCCTTTTCGGCGGTCTTGCGTTTTCCTTGATAGTCATTACACTTCCTCTGCTCTCCAAGAGTAGTTGTTGTGTATTTCAACTGCTTCATCGTACTCATAGCCAAATGCTCTCGCAGACTCAATCATAGCTTCTTTCGCGTAGTCAATAGCTTCTTCTTCTGTCTCAGCTTCAACAGTTTCTTCAACTGTGAACCATTCGCTGCCGTATTCATTTGTAGGGTTGTACTCAACTTTATACTTTTTATTCATAATTTTCTCCTTACCGTTGCGGTGTTTTCTTTCGGGGCTCTTTCCCCTTTCCTTGATTATATTATATCACGCATTGCGTGATGTGTCAATACCTTTTCGGCAATTATTCACGCATTGCGTGATATTTGTATACTTGCACAAATAACTGCACTTTGTTTTGTGTAAAATTAAAGAGCTCCCCGAAGGGAGCTCAAGCTTTCCTAATATATTCTATCGCCTTCACAGCATTCCCCTGCTGTAGATAAGAGATCATGCTGTTCTTGATCTGCCGGACGTCTGCATCTAAGAGCCTCCCCGATGCCCGAAGCCTCATAATGCCTTTGAGCTTTCTGCGCTTTGCTGTCAGCTTGCGCTTATCAGGCTTGAGCACAACCTTGCCTGTATCGGCGAGAATAAACTTCCAGCCGAGGAATGCTATGCCATGCGGCAGCTTCTGAAGCATAGTCTTTTTATTGAGGCTCAGTCCGAGGCTGCTAAGATGTGCTCTGATAATCGTCAGGGCCTCCCTGAGCTTCTCACAGCTCTGATCTATAAGTATGAAGTCATCCATGTATCTGACGTAGCACTTGATCCGAAGCTTCTCTTTGATAATGTGGTCCATCTGGTCGAGATACATCAAGGCTATGAGCTGACTCACCTGACTGCCGAGGCCTATTCCCTTTTCACCGGTGAAGCTGTCGATAATATCATAGAGCATCTTCTGAAGATGCTCGTCTGTGATGCGCTTTGCGATCTGCTGCTTTGCTATGCTGTGATCTATGCTTTCAAAGAAGTGATGCACGTCGCACTTGAGGTAGTAGCCCTCGTTGCTCTTGCTGACGCGGTAGTATCTGCGAAGATGCTCCTTCAGGCGCTCAAGGGCGTAGTGTGTCCCTCTGCCTTTCTGACAAGCGCAGTTATCAGCTATGAACGATCTTGTAATAGCATCATATACTGTGGCATCGCAGAAGCTTCTCTGCACCTGCCTGTCACGGATCCTTGTAGCGGTGATGTGCCTCTGCTTGGGTTCATAGACTTCAAACTCCTGATAAGGCAGCAGCTTATACTTGCCACTCTTAATAGTGTCAGTGACCTTTGCGGTGTTCTTCAAGGCATTGAGCTCATATTGTGTGACCGAGGTTTTCCATCTTACGTTTCTACAGCATTTCTTCAGGCTTCTGTACATCTGCCCGAATTCAAGATAATCCTGTTCTTTCATAATTCCCTCCTGAAAAATAAAGTGCCGCCTGTTTATAGCGGACTACCTCTTTTGAGGCGGCCGCATCAGGCGGCTATTTTGTCGGCGTTGCCGATCAGGTCGACTCTTCCTTGCATAAAGGCACTGCTTTCGCTTCCGCTACTTGTTCTCGCCGTAAATATATGCAATCCGCCGGGGCGCCGTAGGCATTGTTCGCATTGTTGTTGTTCAGCGCACCTGAAGTGTTGACGTTGCGCTCGTTGTTGGCATTAGAGGGGTTCGGGGTACGCAACCACCAGTTGTAGGCATATTCAAGAGCCGACCTATATATAGTAAGCTCAGACAGTCAGCTGCCTGAGTCTTTCCATATCATGCTTGCGCCATCCTATGACGCGGTTCTCTGCTGTGAGCGTCAGACTGCTCCATATCCCAGCTTTCTGTGAGGGAATGCAGTAGCTTTCGTATGCAATAGTCATCAAGCCCCAGAGCGCCTCGAAGTCAAGAAGGACCTGATACTGCAAGGATAATCTCATCTTCGCGAGCGGTATCGTCGATGCGTCTATGCGGTTCGCCTGCCTTACCTTTGCGACGATATCAAGGCAGTTGTCGATGATACGACTGCAAAGGTTCCAGCGAGCCTTTTTTGGAAATATTTTTTCATTTTCGCACATCTGTATTGTGTATTTAACCATGTCAAGAGTTTCTTTGAGAGCCTGTAACTTGTTCTCTGTCCTTTTATTCTTGGGTACTGACATATATATTACTTCCTTTTCTGTAGTTGTTGTGCGTTTTCCGCCTCCTGACGGAGTCGGATTATCTGGATTACTGGATTATGCAAGCCGCCGGGGCGCCGTAGGCACCGTCCGCACTGCCGCTGTACAGCGCACCTGAAGTGTTGACGATGCGCTCGCTGGTGGCATTAGAGGGGTACGGGGTACGCAACCACCAGATGTAGGCAGTGTTGTTGGATGTCCTTTTCTTTATTCTGTCCGCGTTACCTGCTCCGACATAGGCATCGAGCACGGTGCCGACGTTAGGAGCTGATGAGAGATTTACCTCGGTGTGAGACAGCAGGAAGATCTTATCCTCTGCTATCGTATACGGTGTCTGAAGCTTGAAGGGGATATCTCCGATGCTTCCAAACTCGAAGTCGTTGCAGGTGATATACTCTATCTCGGGCGTTGCAAGGACGGACCTGAGGTCTGAGCTCAGCTGTGTAAGCTTGCCGGCACTTGATCTCTGTCCGTATGGTCGGTCGAATATGTTTGTCGGCTGCCACCAAGTACCACCTGCGGAGGCCGAGTTGAGGAATTGCCGTATACCGCTCTGATAGTAGTTATTGCTGCCGTATCTTGCACGCTTGGCAGCGTTCAGCTTCCCGAACGGGCTCTCGGGATCCGACATTCTCAGCTTGATCATGCCGAGGTCTGTAGCTTCGGGAGACTCGCCGGAGATCCATTCCGTAAGATTAACATTAAAGAGTGCAGTTGTCGAGATGCTTGAGCTATATCCTGCACACTTGGTAGGAAACTGCTGATAGTTCCAGGTGTATACAAGCTGCCCGCCAACGGGAACTGAAGCCGTCGATGTGAAGTAGTATGTCTTGCCTCCGCCGTATGTAGCGTCGTATTCTGAGGGGAGCGTAAAGCGATATGTTCCGGCAGGAAGTGCCTGCTCCAGATAAAGGAACGCCTCGTTCGCGTCAAACGTCGCTGTCTCACTCAGATCACGCTCGCAGAGTGTGATGCTGTGCGTGTAGCCTCTGGCTGTGAGTGACGGGTCGAAGTGCTTATCGTATGCTATAAGGTCGATGGCTTTGGATGTGCTGTCACCCCATACGCTGTAGTATGTGCCGAGAGGCAGAAGCTCGGGAGCTTTACCAGCACGAACTATCTTCCGTACATCCGCCCAGGACTTCGGCTCAGTAGGCACTTTCCCGCCGCCTGCCGCCCTGCCAAGCAGAGCGGTATACATATCATCGGCGGGGAGACCCTTACTCGCCTTCAGGATCTCGAATAAGCTCGTCATCCTCTGCTCCTTTCTCCTCGCCCTCAGTCTCCAGAATCTCAAGTTCCTTTTTCTCGGGCTGCTCGGCCTCAATCTTCTGTCCCGAATGGAAAGACGGGCTGCTCAGGCTCATGCTCTTGGCACTGCTTGCCTCACCGTTAGAGTTCTTCCACTCATGTGAGCTGTTCATGACGTACATATCGCCGGTAGCGATATCATATGCGATAGAGCCCATGTAGAGCTCTGTGCCGCTTACTGCATCATATGCGGGCAGGTCGGCAGCCGTATCGCAGAATATCTCTGCTCTTACGACCGATACTGTGTTATTGGTGCCGCTGAAGCGAATGAAGTCTGATCTCCTGATGCTGTACATAGTTTTCCTCCTATCAGAGCTCTTCGAGGAGCCCAGTGTATTTGTGGTCGTCGATTTCGAGGATTACCTCTATCTTTTTCTTTACAGGCTGAGCCTGCTGCGCTGGCTCAGGTTGCTTCACAGGTTCAGGCTGCGCCGGCTCTGGCTTCTTGAAGCCGTTGAGGCCCTTGCCCTTGATGATGGACGGATAGTCCATGTAGGACTCGTCAAGGTCTACCTTCTCGGTAATACCCGATACTCTGCCCGCGTCAGATTTCTGCCATACGCCGTAAGTCTTGACGTACTGTGGTTTGCTGCCGTATCTTGCCACCCACTTATCGTAGGCTGTCAAGCGTGAGATGTCGAGCCTGTCCGCGAAGCCGTAGATATCTGAAGCATATATACCGCAGTAGTAACCTGCCTGCTCCATAGTCTGGCAGAAGCCGATACAAGCATCTGTTGCACCTGTCTTATCCCATGTATTAGTTGTCTCAAGGTCGATATACACAGGGTACTCGAACTGCTTGCCCTCGATGATCCTCAGGAAGCGCTTCGCGTCCGCGATACCGTCCTCGCGGGATATGCACTTGCTGCCGACAATGTAGTATGCACCGACAGCGAGCCCGGCACCCTTTGCGCCGGCATAGTTCCGCTGGAAGGTGCTATCTTCATAAAATCCATCATCTGAGCCGCCTGCCTTGATAATCGCGAACTCGATACCGCTGTTCTTGACTGCGGTCCAGTCGATAGTCAGCTGATGTCTGCTGACGTCAATTCCGTTTTTCATCTTTTTCCTCCTCGTCTTCAAATACTTTTAGCCTTTTTACAATTTTCTTCGCCCATAGTGCATTGGGGTTTATCACGCAGTAGTTCTCAAGCATCGAGAGCATCTCCATGAGAGCTATATACCCGAATACCGCGATTGCCGCAATCGTGCCGGCTATCTGCGTCAGCTTCTCGGGTTTATCCCCGTAGTATCGCCCGAGGGCCTTGATGCCTATCTCGAGCCAGCAGGTGGCGGTCATTATGATGATCTCAGCTATCTTGTTCAAGCCTCCTTTCCGCATCTTGCTGCTGCTGAGCTTCCTTGTGATGTATGCCTTGATTATGCCTGTTATAAAGTCCGCTATTGCGAGACCGAGTACGACTGTGATCATGATTATATACTGCATTATATTTTCCTCCTTAACTATCTGCATTGTTATCACCTGCATCTATACTTGTCAGCTGTGCAGTTGACTGCACAGAGCTGATGCTATTGCTGCCGCCCTGAAGCTCCTGCACCATCGCGTAGAGCTCGGCATAGCTCGGGCGGTATGGCTGATATGCCTGTGAGATATCCCACACGGCTTTACTGCATACCATGGGGCGAAATACCGCGTTTGAAATGCTTGTACCGTTAATAACGTATATTCTCACAAGGAC